GTGCGCCCACCAGCAGGGACGCTGTCAATGTGTGGGTCAACGGGGCCACCTCCTTCAAGGTTGGAGGGAGGGAGCGGGGGGTCCGGTCCGGCCCGGTACCGGCCCCCCGCCCTCAGTGCTACGGACCGGCAGTCTCAGCGGTGCCGAAGCAGGCCACGAGGTCCGCCGCGCCGGAACGACCGGAGTCGCAGACCGGGATCGTGACAGCAGCAGCGCCGTAGCAGCGGTTCGCCACGAGGTAGCCCTCCTCCGAGAACAGCGCGGTGTACGTGTTCGACGCCAGGTTGGTGGAGTCGTACACGGAGTCCAGCGTGATCACGGCTGAAGTGCCCTTCACGAACGCACCGGCGGGGTACACCAGGGCGGTCACGGTTGCCGGGGGCTTCACCTGCAGCGTGGTCGACACGTCCAGGTCGTCGAGTCCACGGACGAACTGCACGGCCAGGTTCCGGTCGGCGAACCAGGAGTTGATCTGCGCGTCCGTCACGGTCGCGCTGATCTGCCCGTTGCGGCGGGCGAGGTCCTCGCGGAACGACTGGCGTGCGTACTGCGGGAGGACGACCTCGACGGTGTACGACTCGGGCAGCCCGTACTTGGTGCGCAGGGAGATCGCGACCCAGACCAGGGACTCCATGCTCGACACCGTGGACGCCTGGTCCACCGGGGTCAGCGCAGCACCGGCAGCCGTCTTGATCTTCCCGAGGACACCGGCGTTGATCCGCAGTTCGTGGGCGACCAGCGACTTGCGGATCACGTCCGCCACCAACTCCGGGTACGCGGCGTAGGTGAGGATGCCCGCCTTGATACAGATGCCGACAGCGTTCAGCCGCACCTCCTCGGGGGTCGGGCAGGCCACGTCGTAGCACGGCTTCGACTTTCCGGGGGTGCCGTCGAGCGCGATGACCTGCGCCTCGGTCAGGTCGAACCCGGTGGCGAAGATCTCAGCGAAATCTGCACCCTTGGCGAACCGGATGCCGCCACGGGTGACCTGCACCTCGGGGATCGACAGCAGGCCGTCGGCTGCCTCGCCGCTGCAGAAGTCGTACATCGTCTCCGACGGGGCGCACCAGCCACCGGCTGCCACGAGAGAGCCGCCGGGGAGGCGCTTCGGGTCGGCTGCCGCGTTCAGGAGCGCCTCGTCGTCGCGGTAGTTGTCCTGCGACAGTTCGGCGGCGAACTCCTTGCGGATGTGGGCGGTCCCGTAGCGGTTGAACACGGGCTGGCCCATGCTGCCGGTCGGGAAGGAGCGCATCCGTGCGACCACGGCCTCCCCCACGTCGGCGAACGTTTCCAACTTCGCCCCGGTCGCGAAACCGGGAACGTCGGCGGCGGCGGTGAGCGCGACCATCGGTGCCTCCTTCGGCAGTTTGATGCTTGGTGCGTTGGCAGCCGCACGCTTCGTGGGGCTGATGCTTGGTTCCGCGCTCGCGGCGACGGGGACAGGCTCCTCGGCGGGAGCCTCCGCTTCGACCTGCGCGGCAGGCTCTTCGACAACGGTTTCCGCGACAGGATCCGGTGCCGTGTCCTCCGCGACGATCTCGATGGGCGCGTCTTCGGTGGAAGGCTCCTGTACGGCCTCTTCGTCCTGCTGCTCGACGGCTGCAGGCTCTGCCATCTGCTCGTTCAGGGCCTCGATCTTCGCCTTGCGGGCCTCTGCGGCCTCCTGCTTGGCGACGATCTGTGCGCGGAGCGCCTTGATGCTCTCGGCGAGGTCCTCGGCACGGGCGATGTCTTCGTCGGAAGACTCGACGCTCAGGTTGAGGCCCTTGTAGTTGTCGAGGGCGTCGTTGATCGCGTCCTGCAACTCTTCGACGGTGAGTTCGGTGATGTTCTCGGGCATTGCGAATGCCATGTCAGCCTCCTCGGACAAGGTTTGGAACCCTCACTCCGTGAGGCTGTCGGCAGAGTTACGTCATGCCGACGCTTCAGCAGCACGTTAGCACGGAAACGTCAGGATGTGACGATCCTCCACGATCCGCCGTGCAGGCGGACGAGGGTGAGGGCCTCGGTCTGCGACTGGACGATCTGCTTGCGCCCTTCGGGCGACGTGTACTCGTATCTCGTCTTCTTGCCGCCGCCGCAGTTACAACTCACGACTCCGCCCTCCTCTTTTGCGCCGCCCTTGTGCCTCTTTGTAGCAGACGAGACACCCACGCCGGTAGCCATTGGCGTCCCATCGGACGTTGCCTGGATCGGTGAGGTCGTGCCTACCACTTTTACACACGAGCAGCCGCGCACGCCGACAGTTCTCTGCGTGGGTTACAACTTCGAGATGGTCAGGTCGCACGCAGCGTGGGTTGCGGCACAGGTGATCTATCTCATGACCGTCAGGTATGGGTCCGATGAAGTGCTGGTATGCCCAACGATGGGCACGAACTTTCGGATCGGTCTGTTTCGTAGTGTCCCTGAAGTAGCCAGACTTCGCTGTCGAACCACCGACGGCTCCAGTCCAGAGCCAACAAGTATCAGTCTTGTCGACATATCGGAAGAAACGAATCTCTGCGGGCACTACCTGCGTGGTCATACGAAAGATATTACCACCACAGGGCAACCCATGACCGCCTCCTCCTGTTGCACATGAAGATACCCCCGCACCGATGTTGACGGGTAGTCCTTCTGGGCTATGCCGGTGGTCCATGCGGACTATCTGCGGGCACATCGTTATCAAATCGTTATGAACGTTACCGAATCGTTATCGACACCGGACGGGGAGCGGTCGGGAGCCGTCGTTACAATGCTCTTGAGGGGTTCGCCTTGAGGATGCGCACAGATCGACAACAATCCCTCTCTCGACGAAGTCGAGGGCTTTGGGGTCTAGAGGTGGTCCGTCCTTCAGCGGACGGCATCCCGCCCGGATCATCAAAATTTGAATGCCGGACCTCGCGGATGGGAGGTCAAAGGCTCAGTTGGGAACGGATTGGTCCCCCGCCGGGGAGGAGAAGTACCCGACGGGGGCTGCACCGATACTACTTCCACCCGGATGTCACAGGAGCGCCGACAGTGCTGCAACACGTTCGGCGTTCACAGCCGCACGGACCGCGTCGATCCTCTGCCCCTTCGACAGCACGGGGCTGATGCCGACCGCTGCGGCTGCTGCGAGTGCGGGACGCTGGACCGGGAATCCCGGCACGTTGACCACTAGGGCTGCGACGAGTTCGAGGTTCCCGTCGATCCCTCTCCAGTCGCCTGAGAGAGCGCCTGCCTGCAGTGCGTGCAACTGCTCGTCGGTGATGCCGTCGCGGACGGCTCCTGCGACCCAGATTCCGAAGTCGTCCTCTCCAGCAGCGACATCAGCGACAACTGTCCCGGTATTGTCGTAATGGGCGGTGGCAGCCCTTGCATCGACTGCATCTTCGAGGGATGCGTGCCCCGTTCCGAGTGTGATGTGTCCGACACTGACCCTCCCGTTGTCCGTCAGGACCGCGCCCGTGCGGAACGCCGCATAGTCCATCTTCGACCCAGGCGCTGTGACGCACCGCCCGGTGATCCCGATATGGCAGACGCCCCACTTCGCGAGATGCCCGTACACCCTGCCGTCCTCCTCGACGGTCAGCGGTGTCGCAGCGTCGAAGCCTGGATCGGTGAACCACTCGTAGGGCAGCCTCTTCAGGGCTGCGGCGGTCACAGGATCGGCTGACGCCGCATGCCTGGCAGCACGGCGACGGTTCTCCTTCGTCGCAGGCGGGTTCCCCGGCTTGCCGAGTTCGCCAGGCCAGTAGCCGAGCGCATCATGGTGCCACTGCGCCACCGTCCGGTTCAGGTACAGCGGGTTGATGAACTTCGCCAGGTGGCGTCGCAGTCGACGGAAGTCGCCGGGAGTGCCCCAACGGATCTTCCTCGCACCGGCACCCTTCGTCCAGTAGTGGTGGATCCGGCGGGTATCCTCCGGGTTCGTCACCCAGCCTGGTCCACGGGCGAACTCCCCGCCGGAAGCGGTCAGCGAATCGGGCGGATCCTCGCCGAGACGGCGGTACGCGGACCGCAGCCTGCCCCTGGCAGCCGCCAGTTCCGCTGGCGGGGCATCGGTCTGCCCGATACGACCAGCAGCAGCATGCACCGCAGCACGCGACAACGTCCCGTCAGGTTCGAGGATCGGCAACTTGTGGGCGGACTTGCTCATCGAATCCTCAAGATGCACGATGCACGCCCTGCGCCACTGGTCAGGCGTGAACCGTGACGCCGAACCATCCCACGGCTCCTCGCTGATACCAGCCGCAGTCACAGGCTCCTTCGGGCCGTCGGGCGCTGGACCGAGTTTGACAGCAGCCTCCACGAACGCCGGGATATGCACCATCGTCGCACCACGGATGCGCCCGAGCGAGAACTTCGTCGCCCCCTCCGCACTGTCGGACGACAGTTCCCCCTGATCGACATCAATCGACACCCCGCCGGTGTCGCCATCCATCAACGCACCGACAGCCGCATCGGCGGACGCCGAGTCGGAGAACATGCCCTGGCCCATGATCCTGTCGCCGTCGCGCCAGATCTCATCGATGCTGCCCACGACAACCGCACCGTCATGCCCGGACGTGTCCTGCTCCTGCCAGCGGAGGTGCAGCGGAGGCTCCTCCCACGACAGGGCACCGGCCTCGAACTCGCGCTTGTCCCCTGTCGGAGTCCCCTCGACCACCAGCACCCCGTGCCACGGCACACCGAACGGGATGATGTCCTCATCGTCGACGTACCCGTCGTCCCACTGGGCATCCGCCGGATCGACCTGGTCGACCTTGTCCTCAGGGTCCACCGGATCGACGACATCGGGCTTCGGACCATCGACCTGCTGAACATCAGCCATAGCAACCACCTCCGACACGGACGACACCAAACTAGCGGGAGCAGCGACGCACCTGCAGTTGATCCAGCAGGACGGATCGCCCACCGGATCGCCGGGGAACATCATCTCAACCCCGCCGCACACCACGAAAGGGTCCGACCACGACTTCGTCTGCCCATCGGCATCGACATGCGTCGGGCGCACCCTCCCGTCACGGCGCGACAGCCACACCTTCGACGACCTGTCAGCCGCAGCGACCCTCGCACCGTTCAGGACAGCGGTCCCCAGCCAGTCCGCGACCACCCTCGGGTCCGACGAATCCTTCACCCTGTCCAGCGCAGGCTTCACACGGCCCCAGAACCAGTCCCACGCCTTCCCAGGCCCGTCGAACAGGCCGAACTTCCCATCAGCGGCCCCGAACTCGTCCCTGAACACCTTCTCCAACGGTCCGCGCAGAGCCTCAGCCGGATCGCCCGAGCGGAACGCCGCCTCCACATCCGGCAGCAGCGCATCGGACACGTCCTGCATCCCGCGCACACGGTCCAGACGGAACTCCTCGCGCCCGTCCATCAGGCACCGACGTTCGCCAGGGCCGCGAGCAGCCCCTCACGCGTATGCTTCACCTGCGCGGTCAGCAGCCCCCGCACATACATGTCCAGCGCGGACACGACAGCCGCCGGTCTGTCCGTGTACTCGGCGAGGATCCCCTCGGCGAACCCCCACGTCCCCTCCAGCAGCGCATCGTTCTGACCGGAAGCCATCAGGTACCGCTCATGCACCGGGATCTGGTTGATCTGGTAGCTCCTCGCCCTGCCCCCGACCAGCCTGTTCCCGGCACGCTCAAGGGCACGCATCACCAGCACCTCGGAAGCAGCAGCCAACGGCCCGCCGTCCGGCATCTCGCCGTTCGCGATCCGCTCGGCACGCCGCTCGGCCCTGGAAATGCCAGGCGCACGCTCCTGCGTCTGCCGACCGCGATTCCTCTCAAGCGCAGGGATGGGGCTGTTCCCCTCCGACATCACCAGGCCGAGGTCCACACCGAGGCGCTTCAACGCCTCCACCGTCTGCTCCGGCGATGTCGAACCCGTCGCAACCTTCCTCAGCAGCCACACCACGGCCTCGGCATCCGAAGGGGCATCGAACTCCCCGAACCCCGTCTCCCGACGTAGCGCCTCACCGGACAACTCGCCACGGTCGTACAGGTCGATGGCCTGCGGCGAACGGTCCGGGCGCACCCTCAGCGCCGACGTGTCCGCGACCACATGCCACAGCGACGGGTCCGGCACCTGCCCCTCAAGCGCGGGACGCAGGTACGACACCGTCGCAGCGGCGGCGACGACGGCGAGGCGCGGCTCAAGGTGCGACTTCACAGCGGAATCGTCCACCAGCCACGCGTTCCAATGGTTCGAATCGCCGACACCGAGCAGAACCTCGGGCGGCGTGTCCAGGCCGAGCGCGAGATGCTTCACCGCGCTGTCCCGCATCTCCAGCACCGCAGCATCCAGTTCCGACCAGAACGTCAGATGCTTCACCTTGTCCAGCGCGTCGCCCGGTGCTGTCACCACCAGCGGAACCTTCGCAGCCGGACTGGCCCTGTTCTGCAGCGCAGTCATCATCGCCTCCCCGAGCGCTGACAGGAACCTGTCGGCGGTCGAAGCGGACGGGTCATCGCCGTCGGCCTGCGGGAACTGGATCTCCGAAGGGAGGAACAGGATGCCAGCGCCGGTCAACCTGGAGTCCAACTGCGCGGCGACATGCTCGTTCAACCTGACGATCTCTTCCAGCGTCCCCAGGTTCGACCTCACCGGGGAGTCGGCCTGCATCGGGTCGCGCGGATGCTCCACCCACACCCTCGTCGCGAACGTCCCCTTCTTCAGTTCCTTCTTCCTGCCGTCGCCGAAGTCGGCGTACACCTTCCCCTGGCTCTGCGTCACACGGCCCGACGCCAGCACATGCCACGACTCGTCGTCCGGGTCCACGACGTGGTACGCCTCACCAGTCACCGTCAGGTTCAGCCCGGTCCGCTGGAGCATCATCGCCTGGCCCTCCAGCCCGCCGAAGTACTGCGCCAGAGCATCGGCTGCAGGACCCTCGTCGACAGGCACAAGCATCCCGTCGACCTCGACGGCGACCTTCAACCTGGCACGCGACATCACGTTCGCCACCCAGTTCGCGACGAACCGCAACTGCCCGACGGTGTCGTAGTACCGCCAAGCCTGCTCCATCCACCCCTGCGACTCGTACGGCCTGCGCCCGGAAGCAACAGGAAGCCTCGCCGCCGACGCGACGAAACCGTTCGGGACCGTCGGTGCGGGCTGCCGCCTCACTGCCATCACTCACCACCAGGGATATCCCGCGCCACGACCATCGCGGCGACGTACGACACAGACAACCAACCGTTGAACGCCCACCACAGCGGGTGCAGGTCCGACAGCCACCCGGCACCGAGGACGGCGACCGCGATCCACGGTGCCATGCAGAACGGGCACACCGCCAACTCCGACCACTCCGACCCGTTGAACCGCTGCACCCACCAGTTCCTCAACCGCGACGCCGGGGGCCACGAATCCTCCGTCGCCAGGCGTGCAAGACGCGCGACAGACAGCGTCGCCACCAGCACCGCCGCGATCCAGCCGGGAGCATCGTCAGGCATGGCGCAACCCTACCCTCATCTGACAAGCCTCAACGGCGAAGATATGCTCCCCACCCTCGACCGCCCTGTCAGCGAGGTCACCGCGTACACCATCGCATCCAGGCGGTCCGGCGAATCCCCCGAGAACGGCACCCACTCCGTCATCTGCTCCTCCAACTCCGGGAACGCCCCGCAATGCTTCACCTTCCCCTGCTCGTACAGGCCCAGCACCGGCTCCGCACGCACAGCCTTCGACCTCCGCGCCGTCACCTTCAGGATCCGCGCATCCACGCCCGACGTGCGCAGCGTGTTCTCCACCATGTCAGCGCCGAAGTTCGTCTCCGCGACCACCGCATCCGCCGAATAGTCCTCGTACAGGTTCCGCACCGTCACGGCCCACCCGTGCGGCGTGTACTTCCCCGACTTGTCCGCGAGGATGTACGTCACCCCGCCGCGCACACCCGCGACGACGATGCCCGTCTCGTCGGAGTTCCTCTTCGACGTACCGGCAGGGTCCACCGCGACCACGATCCGCTCCAGGTCGTCCGGCGGTGCCACCACCCTCGACTGCTCCACGAGGTCCCACGTCCACAGCGCACCCTCGACATCGGTCAGCAACTCGGCGTGCAACTCCTGCCTGCCCAGCCGCGTCCCCTCGTACTTCCCGATGATCCGCTCCGCGAACACCGGGGACAGGTTGTGCAGGTTGTCGTACGTCGAAGCCCTCGACAGCCTGGTCCTCGGGTCCGCCATCAACTCCTTCAGCCACGGCCTCGGCTTCGGCGTCGTCGTCACCACCACCCTCGGCGTCCGCCCCAGCCGCAGCCCGAACATCAGGTTGTCCCACACGTCCTGCACCAGCGCGTAGAAGCACGCCTCGTCCAGCCACGCCGCGTAATGCTCAGGACCGCGCAGACGGTCGGGCTCCTCGGCTGAGAACACCGTCGCCACCGCCCCGTTCGGCCACGTCAACCGCCGCTTCGAAGGCTCGTAGTTCGGCCTCTTCCCAGGCGGCGCGATCCGAAGCAGCCCCGACTCCCCCTCAAGCATCACGTCCCGCGCATCCCCGGAGGTCGGGGCCACCAGCGCCAGCCTCGGCACCACCTCCACCATCCGGTGGCACCACTCCACCCCCGACCGCGTCTTCCCGCTCCCGCGCCCCGACAGCAGCAGCCACACCAGCCAGTCCGGGTCCGTCGGCGGGCGCTGGTCCGGCCTCGCATGCGACCACGCCCACTCCCCGTGCGGCCTCCCCGAACACGCCGGGTCCGGGCAGTAGAACGGCCTCCACGCCTCGTTCTGCAACTCCCTCAGCCTGGCGAGCGCCTTCTCCTGCGCAGCCGCCGTCCACGTCCGGTAGCGGTCCAGGGCGTCATCCACGGGAAACCCCCATCCGCAGCGCCGTCCCCGTGTACGGCCTCATGTCCGGCACATGCACCGCGCCCTCGGCCTCCATCTGCGCGGCGATGGCACGCCTGATCCACTCCTGCCGGGAGAGCCCCCGCGACCTCGCGTGCGCCGTCACCGCGTTCGCACCGGCACCCGTCAGCGACAGCAGCACGTCCCTGCGGAACGGCACCGGCACCACCTCGTCCTCCGCGACGAACCTGTCCCGCCACCCGCTCACGGCTCCACCTCGATCACGACAGCCTCCTCCACCGCGAACCTCCCCGACGCCATCTGCACCATCTCCGCGACCCACGCGTCGATCTCCGACGTGGTCGGCGTATGCACCACCACCTCCGTCGGCGCGTCCAGGCCCATCAGCCGCGCATGCCGGTCGATCACCGCCAGCGCCGCCCTCGCAGCGGGTACCTGCTCCGGGGACTGCGGGTCCACCGCCTTCGCCCACAGCGGCCTCAGCAGCGCCATCAACCGGCGCTCCTCCTCCAGCCGCAGGGCCTCGCGGTCGTCGTCGTCGAACCGCTCCGCAGCAAGGCCCCGCTCGACCGCCTCCCGCGCATGCTCCGCACCAGCGAACCCAAGCACCTCCGCGACCTCCGCGAACGAGGCACCCGCCAGCCGCAGCGCGACCGCCGCACGTTCCGTCGAAGACATCCGACCCCCTCCTCCCGACCAGCGTATACACTCGCGCCAACGGATGCGGGTTCCCGGAAAGTCCCGCGAGCGGCTGGTCCCCGCTGCTGATCCTCGTCAGAAGAGGTGAACGCGCACGCGGGCTTCGCAACCCGCCAGGGCCGTCGGCACACCGACCAGGACAGACGGAACCCTGAGCATCCTGCACCCGAGATGCCCATATCGGGAGCGCAGCGCCCCAGCGCAGGGGCGGACAGGACGGTCGGAAGTCGCCGGGAAACCGGAACGGGAACCACAGGGAGAACCATGCCCGGACCGGACGGGACGGGCAGGACACAACCCCGCAAGGCCCCCCGCCCAGAAGGAAACGACACCGCATTCGTCCCGAACCCATCCAGCACGCACGCCCGCTATTCGTACTATTCACCGGATGCGTTCAAGATTTGTTGTCACCTTGGCCGTTCCAAGTTGACAGGCTTGCAAGGCGGTGGCTAGTGTTCGGAGTGTCAGAGCAACGCAAGCGCAAGGCAAGGAGAAGAGGTGATGAGGCTAGGTCACTAGCCTAGGGTTTGTGTGGTGGAGTCCGGCGGAACCGGCGATTACCAGTCACATAGGCTTGGAATAACACAATAACGGGTTGGTTCGGAGTAGCGACCGAACACTTGCAGTAGCGGCGCGAGAGACGCGCGGAACACACTACGCCTAGCGAGATCCTAGGCACGCGCTACGCAAACAACAGCAGAAAAGCAAACGCGCTAATGGGCATTAGCGTAGATAACCGGCGTGCGGTGGCTAGAAATAGAGTCGCACAATGGAAATAGCCCATAGATATGCCGCTTCCCTAGGGTTGCCGCTATCAGTACCCCGACCGCCTGGCGAACGGTCGGGTGCGATTCACACTACGGTGTGAGTCGCGTAGTTCGTAGGTTGCAACGTTGCAACTACGTTCTACGTGATTCATACGATTCGCGTTCATTACTACTCTGATTGGGGATTGATCCACAATGTCTGCATTCCGTACCGTCATGATTGCTCTTGTCCTGTTCGCCCTTGGCATGGCGTTGCCCGTGTCCTACTCCGTTCCTGTCAGCACGAGTGACGTTGACACGAGTGACGTTGACTCTTGCGCGTTCGACGTGCTTGTCGGGTTGGACGAGGCGGCAGAGGGTACCAACGCGTACCCTGTCCCGTCCTTGTCGTGGGATGACGCTGTGAATGCCTGCCAGGGCACGGCGTTGGACGTGTTGATCTACGAAGATGGAAGTGTCGTTGTCATTGACACTGACTACGAATACCCTCCGTTCGAGTTCTGCATGAACGGTGAGGTTCTTTGTCGCGACTGACACGACGAAACCGGGGTTGCAACGTTGCAACCCCGCGTAGCGTGGATTGGCATTCCACGCCTGATGAGTCTGCCCTAGTGATTGGAAACAACAATGTCCAAGTACATCACCGCAACTGGCACGATCAACGCTGCCGCCATCATTGCCGACGCTGCCACCGATCCTGAGGCTGTCGTCCGTTCGATCAACGGTGACGACCGCAAGGCGTCGCGAATCGCCACCGACGTGCGCATTGCGCGGGGCATCATCTTCGTGGCGCTCGAGACCGCCAACGAGGCTCTGCCCAAGGCCAGCCGTAAGTCATTGGATGACGTGCATGCCGCTGTCGGCGGAACGATGAACAAGTCTGACCGTGCGCACTACCGTGCGCTTCATCGGCTCGTTGCTGTTCACGGAATCGACTCGCTTGACGCCTACCCTGCACCGGCGGGCAAGGATGGGAAGCCTGGCAAGGGTCTGCTTGAGCGTTTCGCCTCGTCCGCCTTGCGCAGCGGCAAGGGTGCGGCGGCGCGTGCCTACATCATGGACACGGAGCCCGCCGACTTCACTGTCGAAGGGCTTGAGGCTGCGCTGCTGGTGCAGCCCGATGCGGCCGTGCGGACGGATCTCGAGAAGTTGGAAGCCGCGCTCAAGGTGATCGGTGATCTGCTGCCGATGCTGTCGGAGGAAGACCTGCAGTACGCCGCTGACAGCCTGTCCTCGCTGGCGAACGACGCCCGTGGTCTGCTGTCGCCTGTCGCGACCACGGTCGCTGCGTAGTGCGAACGCTCTCGGTCGCGGGCAATCGGGTTGCAACGTTGCAACCTGCTTGCCCGTTGGCCGTGTCCGTTCGGACAGGGTTGCAACGTTGCAACCGGATTGGAGTTGTCCTGTGAGAACCATCATCACCCGCACCCTCACCGCCGACACGGCGACGATCACCATCACCACTGTCACCAGCAAGGGTGCGGTGGTCGGGGCCACGAAGTACGTCAACC